AGCCTATGACATTGGTGACTTTGCTCAAGGACAAACTGTTCCAGAAGTAAACGTTAACTACCCAGTTGGTGCTCAAGAATACCTTGGCTTTAGATTTACTTTGTACCGTGATAACTCTGACCCAACAAAGGGTCCATTGTTTACTGGCTATCAGATCAAGGCATTGCCTGCTATCCCACGTCAAAGACTAATCCAGTATCCAGTGATGTGCTATGACCACGAGATGGATAAGTTTAACAATGAGATTGGCTACGAGGGCTCAGCATTTGATCGTATGTCACAGCTTGAAACAGTAGAAAATGTTGGTGACACTATCCGTATCGAAGACTTTAGAACCGGTGAAACTTACATTGGTCTAATCGAAGAGATGCAATTCATCAACCGTACACCAACCGATAAGCGATTCTCCGGCTACGGAGGCTTGCTTTTAGTAACCATCAGGAGCGTTTAATGCAGGCACAAGACTATGCAACAGTAGCTGTTGCTGTATGCACAATTATTGGTGGCTTTGTAGCAGCGGTACGCTGGCTAGTAAAGCACTACCTCAATGAACTTAAGCCCAATTCTGGCAGCAGTCTCAAAGACTCCGTCATAAGACTTGAAGAAAAAGTTGAGATCCTTTATCAGATTATGATTCAAAGAGGAAGAAATGAGTAACGATGAAACGTGTTGTAAAGAGAGCGACTCCTGCTGCAATAGCGGTATTACGCCAGGCCACAGCGATAGCACCATTTCGTTTGAAAGCATCCGATGGACTCCTGCCATCAAAAGCGCATTTACAACAGAGTCCCAACTCTGACCACAACACAGGATACGCAGTAGATCTAACGCACGATAAGTTTGGTGGCATTGATTGCTTCTTGATATTTCAAAAGCTACAGGCTGACCCACGCGTTAAGTATTTAATCTTTCAAGGAAAGATCTGGTCTAAGGAGAAGGGTCTTAACCCTTACACCGGATCAAACAAACACAACAAGCATCTTCACATCTCAATTAAAGATGGGTGTGGAGATGACACATCTGCTTGGTTCCCTTGGTTGGGTAAGCCAAAGAAAATAAATAAAGTAAAGGCTGCAGTAAAACCTCTACCTAAAAAGAAGGAAAACAAATGAAACTAAAGATCACTAAGAAGCAAAAGGCTGTAATCAAGTCTTACATTCGTGCTGTTGCAGGCGCTGCTGTTGCTATGGGCGTTGCACTACTAACAGACCTATCTCCACAGTATGCAGTATTGCTTGGCGCTGTCGCTGCTCCTGCAATTAAATGGGCAGACAAGACAGAGGCAGAGTTCGGAAGAGTATTAGACGAAGAAGTATAATCTTTATCTAGTAAGCGCGAGGCAACATAGAGGCTCGGTCCCTTCGGGGACCGGGCTTCTTTTTTTATGCCGTTTTATTCTGCATCAACTGGACAAGGAACTGTAACCAGATTGCCACAGTTAACACAGGTACCATCAAGGAAATACCAAACTAACTCGTAGTCTTCAAAGGATGCCATAATGCTAAAGACTTGTGACCCACACGGACACACGTGGATGGGTCCTAACTGTCTTAAATCGCTTCCAAAGGACTCAGGAAGGGTATCGTAGCTGCGTCGTAAGAACTGCAGGGTGAGTAGACGGAACAGGGGGTTGTCTGTACCATACCAACTGTTGCGCCCCTTTAGGGCGCCCACCCGTTTAATTCGCCTCACGGCTCATATTGTAACGACAGCTAGCGTGTCAGCCTGAGCGACACGCCGTTAGGTAGTACCATAAGACTATGACAACCATCGCAGCTATAGAGACAATCGACTACGCAGTGTTCGTCGCAGACTCACAGATAACAGAAGACAATCTCGTGACGCTAGCGATAACAACGCCGAAGATTGTTGAGGTGGGTAAGTTCATCCTTGGCATCTCAGGTGATACACGTCCGGGAGATATCCTTTCGTACAACTGGAAGCCACCGCTTTATCGCGGTGAGAATCCTGTGCAGTTTATGGGAAAGAAAGTAATACCAAGTATCAGCAAAGCGTTCAACGATAACAACTACGACTACAACAAGGTGGACAAAGATGGCGGTTTTGATTATATCCTTGCTTTTAACGGCAACATCTTTCGCGTTGCTTGTGATCTCTCTTTTTTCCAAGCAGATAACGGAGCGTATGGCATTGGTAGCGGTGGGCAGTTTGCTCTTGGCTACCTTACTTCAATTATCAAACCTGGTATGGAATTAGATTATGTAAAGAGACACGCCCGTAAAGCCGTAGAGATTGCGTCAATGCTTGACGCCAACACTGGCAAGCCTTTACAGTTGGTGGTTCAAGAACGGTTCTAGGAGGAGCTATGGAGATGACGGCAACACCAATGACAGATGAATATGCTGCTCATTATTTTTACGAGATGGGTTGGATGGCTTGTAGATTAGCTTACAAGTTAGCCGAAGAAGTTAACAATGACAGTAACTGATCCTAAAGAACTATTGCTAACTGCACTACGTGCAGGAGATGCAAAGCGTTCACGATCTACACAGGTACAGATAGGACCATCAGAGGTAGGTGGCTGTCGCCGTAAGGTTTGGTACAGACTTAACAACCAACCTGAGACTAATGACAATGAATTAAAACTTGCTGCGATTATGGGTACTGCTATCCACGCAGAAATTGAAAGAGCATTATCAGATAACAAAGACGTACTGATTGAAACTGAAGTTGAATACAATGGAATGAAAGCACACATAGACTGTTTTGTACCTGGTACTGGTGATGTGATTGACTGGAAGACAAGTAAGATTCGTAATCTTTCTTACTTCCCATCAACGCAACAGCGTTGGCAGGTACAGCTGTATGGCTATCTCCTAGCTAAGAACGGCTATGCGGTCAACCGAGTATCTCTAGTGGCTATCGCTAGAGATGGTGACGAACGGGACGTCAAAGTTCATACTGAGAACTATGATGAAGCCATCGCTCTTGAGGCACTCGGTTGGCTAGCGGCTGTTAAAGAAGCAAAGGAAGTACCAGCACCTGAAAAGGATGCAAGTTACTGTCAGTTCTATTGCAAGTTCTATGATGCAAGTGGGCAGATGGGATGCGTTGGTCTAAAAAAAGAACATACGTCAGTCAGTGAAGTTATCATTGCTGACAAAGATATTGACAAGAACGCACTGATGTATTTACAGTTATCACAACAAATAAAAGAGTTAGAAGCAAGACAGGATTCTCTCAAAGCATCTTTTGAGGGAGTGCTGGGTACGACTACGTCAGGCGTAGAAGTAAGTTGGACAACTGTTAAAGGTCGTGAGACTGTTGACAGTACTGAGGTAGAAAAACTATTAGGGTTTGTCCCTAAGAAGGTGGGAGCTGAAAGCCAGCGACTATCAATCAAACTAGGAGGAAAGTAAATGGCTACAGAAGGTACAAAGTTTCAGATCAATTACAAACTAAATGATGGAACACTCATCAATCTATATGCAGCAACAGTTACAGAATTAGAGTCAGGTCTTGCAGACCTTTCTATGAATGCAATGAACATACGTGCAACAGGACTAGAACTATCAGGTTCAACATCAGCACCAACAGTTGCAGCAATTGCAGATGCTTTCAATGCAACACCAGTTGCAGCACCAGCAGGTAACAACGCCTGTCGCCACGGTGCAATGTCATACCGTGAAGGTGTCAACGCTTCAGGTAAACCTTGGAAGGGTTATATGTGTCCTGCACCTAAGGGTGCAACAGATAAGTGCGAGCCTATCTGGGTTCGATAACTAATGCGGGAGCCTAGATTTTACGAAGCTCCAAGTTGTGCAACAGTAGGTGGGGACTTTTGGTTTCCCGAATCCGGTGATGGTGGGTCAGTAGCAGATGCTGCTTTTGCAAAGAGCATTTGTTCTGCCTGCCCTCACAAAAGGGAATGTGCTGAGTGGGGTATTACTCAAGAAGCCCACGGTATTTGGGGCGGTTTGACTCTTAGAGAACGTCAACTAATAAGACGTCAGCGTGGTATCAAAATTTATCAGGAGGGTAAGAGTGCTTAATTTATCTCGTGCGTGGGGCGGTGTGCTTACCAAGGCAACACCACTACCTGACGTATGGGTTGGGTTAGCAGCTAAGCAGATTAAGTTTAGACGTGGTCAAGTTTGTATGGTTGCAGCAGCACCTAATGCTGGTAAGTCAATGTTCGCATTGATCTATGCAATCAAAGCAAAAGTACCAACGCTATTCTTTTCTGCAGATACTGACACT